CTCCCCCGGACCTGCTTTCTCAGGTACCGTTCGCGAGTGGTACGAGACCTTTGTTGAGACCGTCATTGATGTTGCTAACGAGATTCACCGTAAGACCCTGAGAGGTTCTGCAAACTTCATGGTGGTTTCACCTGATGTTGCAACCATCCTCGAAGCTTCTATCCTTTACCGCCCTGCTTACAGCATTGATGGTGATGGACAGGTCGGCGCTCCTATGAGCCTCGGTGCTGAGAAGGTTGGTACGCTGAGCAATCGTTTCACAGTCTACAAGGATCCATACTTCCCACGCAACAAGGTTCTTGTTGGGTATAAGGGCGGTAGCTACCTTGAGACCGGTTACGTATACGCTCCTTACGTACCTCTCATTGTCACTCCTACAATCTTCGCGCCAGAAGACTTCACACCCCGCAAGGGCGTGATGACTCGCTACGGCAAGAAGATGGTCCGGAGCGACTTCTACGGTACCGTTACATGTATGGACATGGACGTTATCTAAGATAACTGAGTTACACACTTACTAAGGGCGGCTCTTTGAGCCGCCCTTTTTTATTTCAGCGAATTGATTGTATAATATAAGGCTATGATCATTTCTCACAAACATAAGTTTATCTTTTTTAAACCAATGAAAGTTGCAGGCTCTAGTATTGAAGTCGCGCTTTCGAAGATTTGCGGTGATGAAGATCTCCAAACTGGTTCAGAATATCAGGAAGAAATTGAGGAGTTTGGGTATACCCCGAAAAATAATGAGCTAATTTATCATTCGCATACTTCACCTCCATTACTTTATAGAAGATCCGCAAAAAAATGGGAAGATTATCAGAAGATTACAGTTGCACGTAATCCATGGGATCTTATTGTTTCATATTACTGGTGGTCATTTAACGCTCCAGCTTCAATTCGCGGAAATGTTAACAAGCCGCTTGAAACTGTGGGTCACCAGTTATGGATGCCACATATAAATGACGGAAACATTGAAATTCAAGAAAAATTTCAAGGTTATCTGGAACAAATGGCATTTTTTAGGGGCACGCCGTATGGTGACGAGGGTCCTGAAAGAGTTATTAAGTGGTTAGCAGATTCAACTCAAGAGTTTTATGACACTTCAATAGACCGAATAATAAGATTCGAAAATATTCAAGAAGATTTTGACCAATTTTGTCAAGATTTGGGTATTGAAACCCAAGTTTTGCCACGCCTCAAGTCAGGCCAGCGAAAAAAGACGATGCATTACCGAGACTATTATGACGATTACTCATCATTTTTGGTAAAAAAGGAATTTCGGCCGTTAATCGGCCGCTTTGGGTACGAATTTTAGTTGAGACTTAAGTGGCTGGCCGCTATATTTAACGGTAAGCCCGACACATAGCATATAGCTGACTCACCAGCGTGTCGGAAGCATGTGAACTTTAAAACTTAAATTCCATTAAGGAGGAAATTATGCCTAAATTAGTTTATACATCTGGAAAGGGTCTGGTTCAGTCAGCCGGATCCGGCGTAACCATTAACGGCTTCATGCACGGCCAAAAGTCTAGTTGCATTGGTAAGACAACGACTGCCACACTGACTGTAGCTGAGAGTGGGAAGGTTGTTACGTTAACTGGGTCTGCATTCACCTTATCATTACCGGGTGTCTCCGCAGCAAAGGGTTGCCGCTACACTATAATTGCCGGAGCAGCTGCGAACTACATTCTCTCTGAGCTTGTAGGAACAGATTCAAACATTTTGACTATGGTGAGTGTTAACGCATCAGCGACTGAGCGTGATCACGCGTTTACAACCGCGACTTTGAGCGCCGGCGCAATTGGTGATAGATTTGAATGTGTTTCTAACGGAACATGGTGGGTCATCACCGCGTTTGCTAACGCAGCCGTAGCAGCAGCCTAAGGAACTAGATTAGTTTCTAGCCTGTTGGCTTATATTCTAAAAATGCCGTCCTTTGGGCGGCATTTTTTTTACTTTTTTCTCTATTATCTTAAATTAAGTGTGTAGAAGGAGGCCACTCATGGCAGGATCAACAACAAAGCAAACTACGAAGAAAACGGTTAAATCAGAAGCAGCACCAGCTGTTGAAGCAGAACCAGCTGTTGAAGCAGCAGTCGAAGATAACTCTGTAGCTCTTACGGCAGAACTTCAAGCAGCCCAGGCGGAAATTGCAAGTCTACAGGGGCAAGTTAACGCACTTTCACCCGAGCCTGAGCCCGAGCCTGAACCGCTCACGATGGAACAGCGTGTCGAAAATTGCGAAAGGGCGGTGGATGCCATTGTAGCATCTTTAAAAGAATGTTTCGCACCCCACGGACAGCCTTCAAAGCTTCGCGCTCGCTTGCGTGACCGCGGTGTATAGATAAAGATCTAGTACTTGTTGAAGTAGTCGTTTTGCGTGCTCGTCTATAGTTAGACCAGGGCGTGATATGACTACTTTTGCTTTTACATCAAATCCTACACCGTTTGGCTTCTTCGATACTGACGTAGACTTTCAGAAGGAAGCCGATTCTATGATTTCCTTTGTAAAAAGGAAACTCGGTGATGATATTCTTAGCGTCGAGCTCACAAAAAAACAAATGTGGGCATGTTTTGAAGAATCTTTTCTAGAATATGGCAGAATTGTTAACGAAGCCGACGCAAAGTCGCAGTTAAGCAATTTATTAGGTGTTGCAACAGGTAGTACCAACGCCACCGGATTATTTCCACGTCAAACTTTGCAATATTTGCTTCGGATGGCTGAGCCCTATGCGATGGAAGCAGGTATCGGTGGGTCTTATAACGACGTTTCTGGGTCAATTCAGCTAAGATACAGAGTACAAGACTATGATATCTATAATGAGCTAAAAAACACTGCCGGGACGTTAATAGTTTCGAGTAGTAAGAACAGCCCCCGGTCAAAAATGCGGATTAGAGAGGTTTATCACTTCTCTCCGCAAGCTGCATATAGGTTTTTTGACACCACATCTGCGATTAATTACTTGAATAACGAATTCAGCTTTTCATCGTTCACCCCGGAAACAGTTTTTTATGTTTTGCCAGTCTTTGAAGACGTTTTACGCGCCGGTCAGATGGACATTTCGAACAGAGTGCGAAAATCGAATTATTCCTATAGAGTGATAGGGAGTAAGATACGAATTTATCCCATGCCGACCCAAACTACGGGAAGTTCATCTACTTCGCTGCCAAAACTATGGCTTCGAGTGTCTTTTAATCCCAATCCGTTAAGTCCAGATATCGAAGATGGGACGATTTATGGCGTATCGAATTTAGCAAATGTGCCATATGGCCGAATGCAGTATAGCAAGACTAATTCGGTAGGAAGACAATGGATAAGGCAGCACACTCTTGCAACCTGCACAGCATTGCTTGGACAAGTCCGCTCAAAATTTCAATCAGTACCAATTCCATCAGGGGATCTTCAGCTAAATGGTGCAGATCTCGTATCACAAGGTAGAGAAGACCAGACAGCGTTAAAAGATAAGCTCGTTGAGCTCCTTGATAGCTTAACCTACAGCAAATTGCTAGAATCTCAAGCTACAGACGCAGAAAATATTACTCGTGCTTTGAAAGCGATCCCAATGCCATTGGGACAGTCGATTATTATCAAATGACTGGGAAATAGCGCATGGCAAGACTTTTTATCACTCCCCGTGAGCAAGACCTTATCTCTGATATCACAAAAGAGATTATTAAGGATGTTGTTGGTCAAAAAATATACTATTATCGTATTAGGGCTGACTTGACAAATGTTCATGACGTCTATGAAGAGGCGATTAACAAAGTTTTTGACCCTCCGCTTGATATTGATGCCCAAGTTCTGTGGTCTCCGCAAGAAGCTAGAGCAAATCGTTTCGGAGTCGAGAATTTTTCGTCAATTGAAGTGTATTTACATTATAAGGATTTAATAGATAGAGACATCGATATAACAGAAGGCGATTATTTCAGCTACGGTGAAACGTTTTTTGAAATTACTAGTCTTTTATGGCAATCGAACATCTATGGTGAAGTTGAGTATATGACAGGAGTTAAATTGGTTGGAAAACAGGCTAGAGAGGGACTTATTGATAAAGATCCCCATGGTCCTACCGATCAGGGGTACTCTGATCCTGGTGCGATCCAAGAAGTGTTCGTCCAGCAGCGCGGATTTGCAGAAAATAGACTTGGCCCCACCGGTGACGTACGAGCTCTTATAGAGCAAGGAAAACTTCAGCTTCCTCCGAAGCCAGCACCTGCTGAAGTGTCAAAACGCGGTGATCCGACGGCAGTCGACTCCTACTTTTACGATGAGAGCTAAAAATGCCCACAAAATATAACATTCCTAAGGGCCCGCACATCGAAGACACGGGATATTCAAACCCAGACATAATAGATGACCTTAACATCCCACCCTGTACTATAGAAGACGTCGATAGGGGCATTTTTGAGCTTTTTAACGAAGAATTGCCTTTATTCTATAAGCGTCACGGCAATATCAAGCGCGTGCCGATCATTTTTGCTACTGGCGAAAGATTTGCCTTACTTGCTCGAAATAAACCTCTTCGAGACAAGAATAACGCGCTAATTTTACCATTAGTCTCAATAGTTCGTACTGGAATTGATCAAGACAGCGCAAAAGGTAATACTTTAGCCCAGGGCGGCCCCATAACCATAAAAGTTCGGTTATCGAAGAAAGATGCGAGGTATCAGCGACTAATGAACCGCTTTAATTTTAAACATGACGATTCTGTCGCGATTAAAGCTAATGATAAGACGACTGCTGGAAGCGGAGGGGGTACTACTCCCGGTAGGATTGCCACCCGCCGCGCACCGCCGAAAATAACGGTTTCGGCTCGAAGAGGAACACTTCTTCCACCTAATTTTTCGAAAAATATCATAGAGTTTCTTGAAATTCCCCCAATTAAGCAGTACACTGCGAATTACGAAGTTACATTTTGGACACAGTACACTCAGGAGATGAATTCTCTTTTAACCGTCATGATGAATGGCTATGTAGAGAATAGAATGAGAACTTACGTTATCAAAACGAAGACAGGTTATCGTTTTACTGCTTTTGTAGATTCAGCGCTAAGTCCGCAGAACAATTTTGATGATTTTACTGATTCTGAAAGATTAGTGAAATATACATGTTCGATTAGCGTGTGCGCTTACGTCGTCGCTCCACAAGAAATTGGAGTACCCCAACCGATTAGAAGACAAATATCAGCTCCAGACATGAGTTTTGATGCAAGCTCTATTATCGGGGGCTTAGTAGCTTCTTCTCCACCCGGTGCTCCGATTCCTTCAGGCGACCCTATGTCATATATATTACAAGATGCTATGACAATGTCTGATCCTTTACCCGGCGGTGGCATCGGCGCTGATGGTGCTCAGACTGCCCTCCGTATGGCAGATCAGCTATCTATCGGCTTTCCAGGAGTTGAATCTGTATCAATTGGTGGAACTAGTTCAACAAACGTTGGTCCGGGCGGGAAACAAGGCGGTCGTACGACCATAATTACAACAAGAGACCCGTTCACCGGGAAACTCGTAAGAACAGAATATGCTGTTAACGCGGCGAACCCAAGAAAAGGTGAAACAGTCTTTAAGGAAAGTAATCGACCTGGCGGAACCCTCCAAACAGATCTAGAACTAAACCTTGAAGATTGACATGACATTTAGAACTTGTGCGAAATAGTTATTTGTGATATAAGCAGATCCAGGAGACCCAACTCATGGCAGAACAGACATTTAGATCCCCCGGTTTTTTCGAGCGTGAAATAGACGCCTCGACAAGAGTCACCTCAATTGTAGGCACACCTGCTGGTGTGATCGGGACAGCAGAGAAAGGTCCTGCGTTCATACCCGTCACTGTGGGTAGTATGCAAGACTTTATGAACCGATTCGGAGACTTAGACCCAAAGCGCTTCGGTCCTTACGCAGTCGAGGCATGGTTGAAGAGTAGAACCGCCATGACATTCATGCGCGTGCTTGGAGCAGGTTCAAACGAAACAACGACAGATATTTCATTGACCACCAATACCGGAACGGTAAAACGTGCCGGCTTTGTGGTTTCTGGCTCAATTCAGTCATTAGACCTCGTCGGCGGCAAGGCTAGCGCAGCCGTCTCCGCAGCTGAAGGAGCGGTACAGTTTATCGCTGCGAAGCATTACGTATCAGGTAACACTGACTACGCGATGCCGCAATTCATTGATAACCCTTCGTTCGGTTTGACTGGTGCCGGGAAGGTTAATCTTCTCCGAGCCGCAGTCTTTATGGCATCAGGTAGTCGTCTGCAGATCCTTGACTTAGGTCAGGCCTGGGGCGTAAACATGGATGATATGGCCACGCCCAATTCATCGGGTTACTTTGCTCTTGCGATATCGTCTTCAGCATCAGACGCGAAGAAGAACTGGAATGATTTCACAGCTCAAGCGGGTGCGGGTGTTAAAATCATGACTGCATCGCTCGACCCAAGCAACGAAGCGTACATCGGAAATATTCTGAATACTGACGCTACAAAGTTTTATGAAGAGAAGCATCTTCTCTATCTTGATTTTGCAGTTGAAAAAGAAATGGCTGAAGTATGGTGTCAAGCATCTAATCCTTCGATATCGGTTCTCTCAGGTTCTGGAAACAATCTTAAAAACCAGCTTGGCTCAACAGCTGGTAAGACAGCGCTATGGGGTTTTGGTCGATACGATACAAGATACACGACTCCGCAGACGCCAACGGTTATTTCACAACCCTACGGTGGCACAGAATATCCTCTGTTCCACTTCGAGTCGCTTTCCGATGGAACATACGGTAATGATAAGGTCAAGGTCTCTATTGCCAATCTGAGAGCTTCAACGAATAAGAATTACCAGTATCCTACATTCGAAGTTCAGGTTCGAAAGTTTGAAGATACTGATACTGAGGCTCAAATTCTAGAAAGTTATCCTGAATGCACATTAGATCCGGATTCGGAAAACTTTGTGGGAAGAAAAGTTGGTGACTACAAGGCGTGGTACAACTTTGATGCCGATCAGGAAGATGAAAAGAGAATCATCGTCGGTGGACGCTATCCTAACAAGTCGGTCCATATTCGAATTGTGATGAACGCCTCAGTATATGATAAGAATATCCCATCAAATGCGATGCCGTTTGGTTTCGGTGGTATACCAGTTCTAAAGACATCTGATTCGCTGACCAATACGACACAAACTGCGCTATCATTCGGCGGGGTACGATACGGTAACACCGGTAATGCTAGATTAGCAGGATCCGGTTCATTCCTTGCGTACAATGATCTAACTGGTTCAATAGTCCCTCCGATGCCGATGCGGTTTAAGGTCACCCGTGGTCAAGTTAAGACAGGTTCTGTAAACTTCAGTGGTGATCCAAGCTCTTCGGAAATCGTTGATGGCAGGTTCTACTGGGGTGTTAAGTTCACGCGCTGTCCAAAGACGGGCAGTATGGACAATGCTCGCTTGAACCCGAACGCTTCGTCGTTACCCAACCCAATTATTAGAGCGTACACTCGGTTTAACGGAATTCAAAAAGTTGATACTGTTGTAACAGGTGCAGCCAAAGATACTTTTAATGCTAATAAGTTCACGCTTGCAAGGGTCGTATTAGCAGGAACCGGAAGTACTCCAAACACACTTCTTCAATACGTGACAGCATCAGCAAGAGAGCACATGCTAGAAGCCTCATATATCAGAAACGGTGTACCCGATTCCCAGACTTACGCTGTTAATGATCCAGACGGATGGGGTTATAGGGTTACATTAGCAACTCTAGCTCAGTCAAGTTCTGTGAAGTTTAATAGGTTTACGTCGTACGCTAAGTTCACGATGCCGCTTTATGGTGGATTTGACGGAGTCTGTATTTTAGATAGTGATATGTACTATATGAACGATAGGGCCGCATCCACAGACGCTACGTCTGGAGGAAAGACTGGAAAAGCTTCCTCAGAGTGGAATGCTGGCACGTCTGGTATGATGGCCAACCCCGGAGGTACAGGTCGCTTGAACAATACAATTTCTGCGTACCGTAAGGCTGCTACAATTATGACTGATCCTCTGACGGTTCGTACAAATCTTCTTGCAATTCCAGGAATTAGAGATGCATTTGTGACCGATCACGCGAGCGAGGTCACAAGAGCCTATTCAATGGCTATGTACGTTATGGATATACCGAATTGGTCAGAGAGTTCAACTCGCTTATTCGGAGATGAAGATCGATCCAAGATTGCTAGTGCGTCATATGCATTCCCAGATGTCAGAGAGACTGCTGAGGAATTCGAGTCACGGGCGCTCGATAACAATTACGTAGCAACATATTTCCCAGATGTTTATATTAAGGACAGCGCGACGGGTCAATCTGTGAAGGTTCCGCCCTCTGTCTCTGTCATGGGAGCTCTTGCGTATAATGATCAAGTGGCGTACCCTTGGTTCGCCCCGGCTGGGTTTAATCGAGGAGGCTTATCCACAGTTACAAATACTGATGTAAGACTATCTTCTGCGGATAGAGATACTCTCTATGACGCAAGAATTAATCCAATTGCGAACTTCTCTGACGGAAGCTTTGTGGTATTTGGTCAAAAAACATGTCAATTAAGACAGTCTGCTCTAGACAGAGTAAATGTTCGTCGAATGATGCTAGAGTTGAAGAGACAAGTCGTCTCAGTTGCAAACAGAATTCTTTTTGAACCCAATAACGCTGCTACAAGAAACAGGTTTATTGGTTTGGTATCCCCTCTTCTTGCTGCAATTCAGACCCAACAGGGTATTGAGTCGTGGAAAGTAGTTATGGATGACACAAATAATTCTCAGGAAGATGTTGAAGGCAATAAACTAAATGGTCGTATCGTTGTTGTTCCCACTCGAGCAATTGAATTCATCGCGATTGACTTTATCATAACAAACAGTGGCGTAGACTTCGCATAGTGTATAGTTAAGAATGAAACAGGAGATTTTTACAAATGGCTGAACTTACGTTTAAGAGTCCTGGTATTTCCACAAGGGAAATCGATTTAACCGGACCCACAAAAGCTGCCCCCGTCGGTACTCCTGCTGGCGTGATTGGTACCTCTCAACAGGGTCGTGCATTCGTCCCGATTACATTCGCAACATTTGCGGATTTTGTTGTAGAATTTGGTGAAACAGATTCAACGAGGTTCGGTCCGCTGGCAATTAAGCAGTGGATGCGTCATGCTAAAGCTGGTACTTATCTTCGGGTTCTCGGTGTTGGAGACGCAAAGAAGCGCGGCTCTGACGGAACCGTAACAAACGCCGGCTTCGTAGTAGGTGCTAAGCTGCCGGGCGATAACGGTTATCTAAAAAATAACAAGTATGCGGGAACGATTTCAGGTAGTTCACCTACCGGTCGTACGTATTTCCTTGGTTGCATAATGAAAGAACAGAATAGCTCTGGTCTATTCACAAATGCAGGCTTGAGAGATGTTCAACCCATAATTCGTGGTGTTATTTTGGCTCCGTCAGGAGTTCTTCCCGCTCTCAGTGCGTCTAGACGTGGTGGGTCGATTGGAGCAGCAGCAGCGGGTGGCCCGGGTATGGGGCATGTGGATTACGATTTCAGTGGAAATAATACAGCTCTTGCCGGCCCTAGCGGTGGCTTGAATGCTGCTTCAGGTTCTTCTCCCTCGACAACGTCCACAGCAACCATCATTGGGTCCAATAAATGGACATTCGGTTCGACTGGTAGCATAAATAACGGTGGATCTTCTTGCGGCGCAATCAATATTGCAAATGGTAGACAAGAATTTGTTATGTTGCTTAACGGCCACTCACATACAGACGAGTATCCGACTATATTAACAGCATCGTTTGATCCTACTGCGCCCAATTACTTCCAGGCGGTATTCAATACTGACCCAACGAAGACGCAGCAGGCAGGTCATTGTCTACATGCTTGGTGGAACATTTATCCCAACCTCGCACTTCCGACCGGTTCATCCCTTGTGTCACCGTCGTATTCCGTCGGTCTTGCAACATCTTCATACGCCAACCCATGTTCCAGTCTAACTGGTCCTGATGGCGTCACAATGAAACTAGAAGACATCGCGTTACTGCTCACTGCCTCACAGCTCCGGGGTGCTGGAACGACTGCAATCCCAGACTTCGAGTCATTCGAAGACAGGTTCAGAACAGCAGTTTCTCCATGGGTCTGTTCTCAGAAGTTTGGTGGCCAACGAAAGGACCTCTTTAGAGTTCACGCTCTTGATGACGGTGCCATTGGAAATACTCGCGTTAAGATTTCTATTGAAAATATTGCGAAGTCTACAAACGATAACGCTCCTTACGGATCGTTCGATCTTTCCATCAGAGATTATAATGATACTGATGATGCTCCTATCGTTATTGAGAAATATAATAAGTGTACCCTTGATCCTTCCGATGATAGATTCATAGGAAGACTTGTCGGTGATATGCATATCTTCTATGATTTCGATAAGAGAGTAGGTTCGCAGAAGTTAGCGATGGACGGTTCTTACCCCAACAAGTCCAATTATGTTCGAGTTGAAATTCCAGAGGCTGTAAAGAAAGCAGAGGTTCCAGCAGAATCACTGCCAGTCGGCTTCCGTGGAATCCAGCATCTCGTTACATCGGGTTCTGGAATCTTCGTCGGTCAAATGGACAGCCTTAGCGGTTCAGGCGGTAACAATGTAACCAACGCCACCACCGGTGTAACCCGTCAGTCTGGGGGTCAAGTATGCCAGATGTTGGTGCAGCCACCGATTCCAATGCGTAGTTCTGTTTCGCTTGGTACAACTCCTAAGAAGCGTCTTGCTAGTAACCTTTACTGGGGAGTTCAGTTTGACGTAAATGATAGAGTCACTGAGCCCAATAGAAATATTGAGACAGACTCTGGTATAGCTAGTTTTGGAACTTATTTCCCCAATTATAACCAGTCAGAGCGCGCCGCGATGGTCGGAAATAATGCGGGAGTAGCAGACTCTTCGGGAACGATTTTAGATTCTGACCGTTTCAATAACAACATATTCTCGCTTGAGAATGTTCAGGTTATTGTAAACAGTTCCGATAAGGCAGATTCAGCGCAGTGGGCAGCCGCGACCTACAGAAGGAAAGGTGAAGCAGAGTCCTCGATGAACAATATCGATGGTACATCTAAGTCTGGAACAGATACCCGCCTACTAAGCGTTGATAAAGATTTTCCATTAACGTCAGCTCGCAAATTCCTGAAGTATACATTCATTCTTCAGGGAGGGTTTGACGGAGTCAATATTCTTG